TCCTTGGCTGTGAAAATGTACGAGGTTATGGCTGCCACTCCCCACGTCAAGCACTGGTTACCAACACGGATGTATAAATTCGCTAAGTTTAATGCCATACTGGCCAAGATGGAGGCACTGCCTAATGTCATGGTCCGTAGGTCCTCGGATGCTATTGACGGTACATATACTGCTGGTGTGCATGGCTCCACAATTTTACCTGATGCTACCTCGGTGCCATCCGGTGTTACCTTATGCACCGCTTATGAGCATGGCGGTAAATGTAATGGCTGCCGCGCTTGCTATGACAAATCGGTGGAAGTGGTTGGTTATCCTGCACACGGCCGCAAAATGGCTAAGGTTATTCGGTTGGCAGTGGCTGCTTAAGGTTTTCGCTTCCCCCTTGAGGCTTGGCTGGATGGGGGGTTTGGGACAGAGCTCTGGTGGCTCTGTCCCTTTTTTTATGGCTCACTGGGGAGCAGTAGCGGTGAGGGATGGGGGTACCGTAGGTAAGCGATTAGCAAAAAAAGCTGTACCAGGTCAAACTCTTTTTTCCAATTTTTTATTTTCTGGGGCTCCCAATGGATCCACGAAATTTTTTTCAGGAGCCCCTACAAGGTTTTTTTGTTTTTCCAATATTTCATTGATTATGGCAATAGCTTTGTTTGCTTGACCTCTCGGGTCATCAGTCGTATTGTATGATATTGGATACAATGCCTCCAGTACCAGTTTCAAATTGAAACGTTGCAGTGATTCTTCTGGTGTCATCCTTCAACTCCAAAATGATGTTTAATTTCTTCCACACAGTCCCTACGAAAAGCATCTTCAATCTGGTCACGGTAGTCTTTATATCCAGGTGATAGCCCTTCTACAATACCAATACATTTGAGAATAATCAACTCGGCGAATTTTTCTTGCAAGGGATCAGGAACAACGATAGTGGCATATTTGTTTTCTGCCTTAAATTCTTCTAAAGCCTGTTCAAAAAGTTCTTTAATTCGTTCGTTCATCAAAGTAACCACTTTCATCTATAATTGTTTTCTCTATTACTACCATATCGCCATTTACTACAGCCGGTAAAGATACTTTGACAATTGAACCGATACTTGATGACGAATCTACGGTCACGGTAACGTAGTCTGCTTCCGGATACTTATCACAAAATTGTTTGATTGCAATAAGGTCTTCTCTGTGTAATGATAATTTATTGTTCATGCTTCAATGTCCAGTTTGTTTCCTTTGGCTCTGATAGCCTTTATGAATGCTCTCTGTGTATAGATGTAATCAGCAATAGATTCAATGAACCGATTGTGTCTAGTATCTTCTCTTTTGGCCAAAGACTGTGCTTCTTTAGCTCTCATGTCGGATGGAAGAATAACTGGTTTACCTTCCGATGATGTGATTCTCATTTTAATCGTATCAAGTTATCTCTAAAAATTTCCCATGCTTTTTGCCAGGACCATTTGTTTGAATGTATTATAACATCTTTGCGGTCCAATGTCAAGCAGCAAGAGATAACATAGTTTAAGTCCTCACCAAGATAACCAGTTTTACCAATTTCTACCACATCTAACGGTCCGGTTACTGGGTACGCAGCTACTGGTGTACCGCAGGCCATGGCCTCAATCATAACGATACCGAACGTTTCCCACTTTGAAGGGAACACGAAAACATCTGCGTTTGCGTAATAGTATGCAAGTTCTTTGCCAGTCTTGAAACCAACGAACTCAACATCTGGATACTTTAAGGCTAACTCGGACATATATGGTCCATCGCCGACCATGATTTTTCTGGCACCTGGATACTTTATCTTGCAGAAGTCATCGAGGTTCTTTTCTTTTGAAACTCTGGAAACACAAACAAGGGTGGGGCCTCCGGAAGCGCTTGCAAGGCGCTGTGAGTCATTAAATATATCTCTATCTACTCCACGAGTCCAAGGTAATATGTTTTGTTTGAACCCGTGGTTGTGTAAATCTTTGACCATCGTTTCTGTTGTGGTCAAGACTTTACCTGAGTGTTTATGAAACCAACGGACGTATGCCCATGTTAGAAACTCAGGTATACCAAGTAACTTCTTTAAGCCCTCAGGAAACTTAGTATGATAAGCGGTATTGTAACGATAATCGCATAGTGAAAGATATTTTCTAGCCCACAGACCAAGAGGACCTTCTGTGGCGATGTGGATATAATCCGGATTGATCTCCTTAATCTTCTTGCCCAAGTTCCTCGGATAGGTAAGTTTGACTTCGTTGTAGCCAGGACAATCAATATAGCGGAACCACCGGGGATCAAGCACCACAACGTTATAACCATCCAGAATCGCACACGCCTCAATGTTCTTGTAAGTTGTGACAACGCCATTGATTTGATCCGGTAAGTTATCTGTTATAATTAATATTGTTTTCATTGTACTGCTTGTGTACGTTTTTTCTTCAAAGATTTTCTTAATGTTTTAAGCCAAAGCCGGCGTTCTTTGTTTTTATCACCCTTCAGGATGGCCTTGTACATCTTTGTAATTAATTTGTTTACTTTCATTATCACTCTCCTGTGTCCAAGTTATAATTTCCCAACGGCCGTCATGATGTTCCACTAGTGCAGTACATGATTCAACCCAGTCGCCGTCATTCATATAGGTAACACCGTCTATTTCTTTTATCTCTGCATGGTGTATGTGTCCGCAAATGACACCATCAAAACCACGTTTCTTACAATACTTAGTTAAGTTTTCTTCAAACTTAAAAATAAAATCTACTGCTTTTTTGACACGGTGCTTAAGAAACTGGCTAAGGCTAAAGTACCCAAAACCCATACGATGACGAATCCAATTAATCCTAGTATTGAGTCCAAGAATGAAATCATATGCTTTATCTCCTAAAAATGTTAACCACGGTGCAAGTCTTGTGATGCCGTCAAACATATCTCCGTGTACTACTAGATAGTGTTTACCATCTGCACCGATATGTTCTGTTTGATTGTGTATTTCGATTGAGCCAAAACTGAAACCATATGGTATCATTGGTCTTAAAAATTCATCGTGATTGCCTGCAATGAATATTACTTTGGTGCCACGTTTGGCATGACCTAATACTCTGCGTACCACATTAGTGTGGGATTGTTTCCAACGCCATTTGTTTTGTTGAATTTTCCATGCATCAATTATATCGCCAACTAGATATAATGTATCACATGAATTGTTCTTCAAAAAATTATTGAGAGCCTCAGCTTTACAGTCTTTGGTTCCCAAATGGACATCGGAAATGAATATTGATCGGTATGTTTTTTTCTGCATCCTATTATGTAGAAAATTAATTAATTGTCACACCATTGTCATCTATTAAATCGTACCATCACTTTGGCCAGCACCTAAAACACAACCTGTTACGGCATCATATTGTATTAATGTCCAAGTGCCTTTTTCTTTGTTCATAACAATTGAAATATAAGAACCTGATGCGGATTCTTTGCCAACCCATACCGGTACTTCACCAAGTTGTTTGAAAAGATATTCCATGAGGCTTTGGGCAGAAGAACAGTTCATCGGTTTGTTTAACTGAAATATCTTTTCTTGTGCAAATGTTGTCGTACTTAACAATAATGTTAAAGTAATGATTATTTTACGCATTGTGGTTCCTCTAAGGTATTCATTGTTCGTTCATGGAGTTTATCCCATACATCTGGTTCTCCCCAGAAAAGGAAGAATAGTAAAAGAATAATAATAATCTCACGCATAATTAAGTCAAGTATCGTATGATTATGATACCAGAACCACCTGCAAGATTTGCTGTAGCATTATTACCATGTCCGCCGGCACCGCCGCCAGTATTCGGTGCACCGGCAGTAGGCGTTCCGCCCGGACTACTGCCGCCACCACCCCAACCTCCGCCACCCAATGCTTGTGTAGTTTCACCGCCGCCTTGACCGTTTGTTCTGCCGGCACCGCCACCACCACCATAATAAGTTGAAGTGCCTGATATATCAAATGCACGGCCATTCCATCCATCTGCACCGGCACCACCACCTCTTGCAGCACTTAAGAAGTTGCCGCCTGTGCCACCAGCAGCACCAAAACCACCTGTTGAACTACTTGGTTGTAGTGCTGCGCCGCCGACAGCATTTGAAGCACCACCGCCACCGCCAGAGCCGCCTGCAATACCTGGTTGACCATCGAATCCACCTTTGCCACCACCAAGTGCAACAAAAGTTGATATTGAACTATTTTGTCCGTTAGCACCAGCAACACCTTGTCCTATTGATACAGAATAACTTCCAAATGTTAATAATTGTTCTGTTAAATATGCAACACCGCCGGCACCGCCACCACCTGTTGCATTACCACCGGTCACAGAACCTCCACCAGCACCAACTAACAATATATCAAATGTTTTACCTATATCTCTAAAAATCTGGAAAGTTCCATTTGATGTGAACGTATGTATGGTATAAAGTCCACTGGTGCTTACTATTCCACCATCAGCAAATTGTGATGATCCTATCCGTATACCACGGCCTAGTTGAATTCCTGATCCTATTGAGATGGGCATATTAAGTATTTAAATTAAGGTAATAGTATTTATACAGTCTCACAAAATATGAGAATTGCATAGGTTCATGTTCGGGATCAGGTAACTTATCACCGAAATGAGATTTCATTTTCTCGTATAATTCTAAGGCTTGTTCATCACTCATTTAATCTTCTTTGTAGATATTAGACCAAATTTTCAGTTTCTCTTTTTTGGCCTGTCTTGCTGCATTAATGTTACCATCAGAAATCATGCACTTCTCTACCATAATATCAATCATAGCAAGAAGGTCACCAACTTCTTCTTCCAAACTTTGCATGTTACTTTTATTTGTAACAGGATGTACAGAATCGAAACCGAAACGGAAAATCTTAGAGATTGCCTGTGTCACCTCAGCACATTCTTCCTGTGTGATACAAAGAATCTCTTTGGTCTTTTTATCCATTAATAACCTCATTCAACAAAATTTGATTACCATCGGCACCTTGACACCAAGATTCTGCAAAATCTTCTGCTTCATTTATTCTCTGTAGTGTTGTTCTTTGCACCACACGGTTCTCAACATATAGTGTTACTTCCCATATATCAAATTGCCGGTCAAGGCCTCTACTAAGTCTATTGATTGTGGCTTTTCTGCCATCACCATAATATTCTGAATGAATTTCCATAATTAACTCCTTATGTAATTAGTCCGATAAAACGATTCAGTACAACTCGGCTACTGTGTTTACCACTATTGTACTTTGTAAATGCAGAGGCAATACCTCTGAAGGTTGAGTTTTCTTTAACTTCAAAAGTAGAATCCTCATCTGTATCTAGGCCATTTGACCTCAAGATATAATATTCATCATATCCAGTATTTTCTAAAACAGCAAACTTTGATTTTTTAAAGTTTTCTTTCATTTCTTCGTGATTGGTTTGTTTTGGAAACCATTGATATACTTTACGATTAAAGTCTCTGCCATTAATAACATAGAAACCAATAACATTTGAACCAGTTCTGGATTTTAATAATCGAATAAAAGCACTTGTATATTCATCATGGTTCCTAGTATTATTAATTTTTTCTTCATGTTTGGTAACAGGGTCACGTATAATCAATCTATCGCAATCCATTTTTACATCTTGTAGTCCATAATATGAATCTTTTTGATAATATCGATTTGAATTGTTACTTTCACCATCTGTTAGAAAAATTGTATTGACAATCTGTAACTTGTTTTTCTTTTGAAACTCAGGAACAATAGTCATGGCATGAACGATTGCTTGGTTCAGTGGTGTGCCTTGCATGTTCATCCAGTAAGGAAAATAACCACGAGTGCTACCTAGTCCAGCCAAGCAAACCAATGAAGAACATGCATATGTAAATTCAGCACTAGACATTCTTGATGATAATAGATTCATCAAACCATATGGTCTGAAATAGATATCATTTTCTTTTTTAACTTGAGATGTTTCCTGTTCTCTATCTGTTTCTTCGATAAATGCATATACCTCATAGGGTATGTTTAATTTTTTACAAAACAATACCAAATTAATCAACTGTTTCATTGTATTGCCAATATGGTCAATCATAGAACCAGACCAATCAAGAAACATAACAAGACCGTGTGACTTGCCACCAGGAACAACTGAGATTTTCTTAAAGATATCTTCATTGAAACCGTAAGAGTAAATCTTACTCATATTCAGTTCACCGGTTTTGGCTGTTGTTGCACGTTTTAACTGGTCAGCATTTTTACGCATTTCAAATTCTTTAACAAGATAAGAAACGACCTTATTACTTTCATTTCGAATTTTAAGAAATGTTTCTGTTGAAGAACTGAAATTATCTTGTTTGTATCTTTTCCAAATTACTTTGTGGTCAACAACTTGTTTCGGATCAAAATGTGGAATATTTGCATATAAAATATTACCCACACTATTATCAAATAACTGTTTTTCATTTTCTTTATAAGATGCATCAGTAAAAGAACGAATCTGGTCTTCCAGACTTACTTTTTTATCTTCTTTTTTCTTGTTGAACTTATCAGAATCACGTTCGTTGGCTTGAATATCTCCCTCGTCAATTTCATCACCATCTTCAAAAGTTTGTTCTTTTGAATTGCCTTGGTTATCAAAGTCAACTTCTTCATATTCAGGTTGATCTTCATCTTCACCATCGTCACCGTTTTCGGCTTTGGCTTTGGTGCGCTTTTGTTCTTCTTCTTCTAATTTACGTTTCATGTATTCGATGATTCTTTTCGATACATCAATAACGTCATCATAGGTTTCAGTTGTTTCAACTTCATTAAGTAAATTACGTTCTTCATCATTAAATTGAATACGTAATGCTGCACCACCTTTGCAGTGTAGATTAATACGGTCAAGAAAATTCATCTTGTTGATATCCGTTCCTTTGATGCCAAAAAAATCTCTAGTCATAAGCTCACCATAAGCTTTAACAAAGGAGTTTTTAAGACCTGGATATTTGTATTTAATTTTGCGTTCAATACGGGAATCTTCGACTACATTAGTCACATCCCGAATAACATTTTCTTCTTTTGCTTTCAACATACCTTCAATGGGTGTATATAAAGCATGGCCAACTTCGTGACCAGTAAACAAATCATAAAGAGCGCTGGAAATATTTTTATCTAAAACTGGAAGTGTCAAAATCCGGTTCTTAACATCAAAAGATGCTGTTTGTACCGGTCGTTGTTCGACAACAAGGTTTTCGGTCGCCATCAATTTGGCCAACAAAGATTTAGATTCGAGTAATTCCATTATTTTTTCTCGGTTACAATGATAATATTGCCTGTTGGTGTTTCTTCAACACTTAAATTTAACACGGTGCCTTCTTTCCAACCTGTTTCAGCAATAAATTCTTCAGGAAATTCTAAGATTGCATCACCAGTACCATCATTAGCTTCTTGCACTTGAATTATATAAGACTTACTCATAGTATTCTTTCATCCGTTTGTACCAATCTTGGTCATTTTCGAATTGTGACATAACTGCCCATTGCCGAGTGACTTCATCTAAAGGTTTCCAATCAATCGGTTCTTGCGGTTCTTGTTTTGGCTCAGTATTTTGTGACATTTTTTGCTCCTAGCTCAGTGATTGACGACAAAATCGCTTTTTTAGCGTTTTTACGATCATATTTTACGACATTTCTGTGTTCTTGTACAGGTTTGATTGCAGTACGACATACCGGACGTTGCAATTTTACAACAAAACTCATTTTTTTACTCATTTTAGCGCCTCATTTTTGAAATTTCTACAGCTTCTTCACTGTTAAACACAGGTACAGCGTTTGATTTGTGCATTGTTGCAATTCCAATCACTTTTGTACCTGTATAAACCTTTGGTGTAGCTTTGGTTGCAACACCATTGCCTGTATTTAATGACGGATAACGCACGGTTTCACGGCCGGCAGGCGTTGTCAGCTTATATGTTAGTTGATTGCTTGTGGATTTGATTGGTTTTGATGTTTGGTGTGATTTCAACCACTCATCATACTGTTCACGCACGGATCTTGGTCCTAGTTTTTTCTTGGACCTTGCAGTTCGAACATATATCATCATAAAAATCTCCTAAACAATGGTTGTATTATACACCATATGATAGAGCTTGTCAACAGCTGTGTTGTTAGTTTACAACACAAAATTAATTAATATGTTTTACTTTTTTTTCTTGCGGATTTTTGATAATCTTCAGAACCTTGGAAATAATCATAATCTTCATAATTTGATTTTTTTCTTGAGGTTTTTTGCTGATTTTTTTTCTTTTTACTTGAATGAAATTCAAGTTCTTCTTCGTAGTCCGAATTACGAAATTTACCGAAAACTTTAGACACTTTAATTAAACTCCTTGATTAATAATTTCAAATGTTGTGAAAGTAATGCCACGAATACGTGATTCTGGCATATTCTGCATGTTCATCTCTGAAACATAGGTTATATTGGATACGGGATAACACAATTTTATAAGTTTTAACAAATTACAGCATGTTCCATCGAAATCATTAAATGTAAACACTTCATCGACAAAAGGAAAACTTTCCACGACTTCTCTTCTTTGTGAAAAGTTGTTTCTGGCACCGGATCGACATAATTCCATATAAGAATCGGAATGTATGCCGACAACAAGCCAATCACACTTTGTTTTACAAGTTTTTAATAATTTAAACTCATCATAAGATACAGGATCAAATTCACCAGATACGATAATGATGTTTTCTTTTTTTGTCATGGCAACATGTCTGGAAATGCCTCTTTTACAAATTTATAGTCTAACCCTTTTACTCCCAAATCTTTTTGGAAGATACCCAATAAAACTTCTGCTTCTCGTGGTTCAATCGATTCTAACATTTGAATTAATAATTCATTTCTACGTTGTTCACTTAATTTTTCTGCGGTTGCATCACCATCCATGAACATATACATTTTACGTATTTGTCCATTAAGGCTATCATGCGTGATGCCAGGTAACATATCCGTAGGAACTTTATAGTTCTCCGGCAACTCTTTAATTTTCCATTTAATTTTTGGATGATAAGCTAGCTTTAATACATCAACCAATGTTTTTGAAAGATTTTTGGAAATTACATCCATTCTTTCTTTTTTGTTTTTTGCTAGTTCAAATTCATCAAAAACTTCATATAACGATTTCATTAAAATTCCCCAATAACATCTATTAAACTTTTCAGTTTATTTGCAATCAAATAATCCAGTATTTTACCCTTAGGCGCTGGTTTGGTTTCTTCATAAGTATTTATAATTTTATTTTGTATATCAATAGGTATGTTTCTCAAGTCAATCAATGTCTGGTTGCGTGAAAAACCGATACGTGCATTTTCATCATCATAATCACCATAGTTTTGTGACATAAATTTAGTGAGTTTGGCTTCTGTCATAACCTTTTGGCGGATTCCACGAACAAACGTGTCACTCGGTGAAAGTATGTTTGGAATACCATCACCTTTGTCGCCAGTGATGATTTTATTTTTCAATTCATCCATTGGACTTTTGGAAATTAAGAATTTCTTTTGTGTTGGATTGTATTGTTTAATACTAAACTCATTTCTACCATTATACATCTGTAATTGTAGAAAATCACCATCACTGGAAATTATTAGTATATTTTCATGCATAATGTGTCGTGGTACAAGTGTGCCAATAATGTCATCAGCTTCTGCACCATCGACATCAATTACCTTGTATGGGAAATTATCTCTGAGTTCTTGTTTGAATTTTGAAAGCATATCAAAAATTAAATGCCAATCAAGTTCAGATTTCTCTCTAGTTTTTTTACGACCGGCCTTGTAGAAGGGAAAGAACTCCTTGCGCCAATAATTGCGGTTGTCAGCACACAACACAACTTCGCCATATCCTTCACGGAAGTTCTTTAGGTGCGTCCTGATGATGTTCAGGATCATATGCCTTATAAGACCCTCTTCCAGTTTAACACCTTTTTGACTGGCAATTTGTGCCATTAGGCCTGACAACAATACTTGGTTAAGATCAACGAGAATCATAATATACTTTTAGTTTAGATTTTACTATTTTACATCATTGATTCGAATTTGTCAACAGCATCATCTAGGAAATTATTTGAGGTTGTGGTTTTCTTTGCGACTAAACCGTACCACCCTTGTGGAATCAATTGCGATACGTATTCCCTAGGATCGGCAAAGATTGCATCAAATGTGTCCAGATGTTCTACTGTACCGTTTTCTTCGTTGCATTTAAACAACAAGATATGCCACCAAGACCCAATAATATTACCTTCTATTGGTTGACCTGGAATTTTGTATTTATTTGTTACGATGTTGATACTATCTTCATCTTCCATTGGTAAAAAGAATAATGCATCAAATTCTTCACTAATGTCTTTCAAATAATCTAGCATTGCAATCCTTTAATGTGTGATTTTCTTACTCTTACCATAATCCAAGAATTGTAATAGTCATCTGTTTCCAGAGCACCATTTACAAACTGTTCTTTTGCTTCAAGATAACCACACTCACCTTTGCTTTTGCATAAATGTATAATTTCTCGGCTAAACGAATCTAGTCCGTGTATTATAACATCTTTTTTTAATTCCTCGTTACTACCATAATAAGTTTGCCAGTCCGAGGAAACTTTGAAACGTTTCTTCTTACCTTTTACTTGTCTGGTTTTTGAGGAGTAAAAGAATTTCTTACCAATGTATTTTTTATTTGTTACATTGTTGGTTATAAGATACACGAATCCATAATACTCACCAATTAAATCTTCTGTAAAATCTTTATCTTTATGTATCCAGTTTAGTCCCATTTTTCATTATCATCATTGAGTTCATCATCCTCTATATATTCTTCTTCGGATAATGAATCAATGGTTTCACCACAAAATGGGCAAAACTCGGGTAATTCTTCTGATACAAGTTCTTGCATATAAATTACATCATAGCTGGATTCACAACTACTACACTCTGCTGTTATTGTTTTTGTTGTCATATGTTTTCCTTTAGTTTGCCCACACATCACCCCAATTTCCAGACAATGCACCTTTTGCATAATCGGTTGCACGGTTCTCGAAAAAGTTTGTATGTGTTGGTGCGTTAATCATTTCCTCTACCCAAGGTAATGGATTTTTCTTCACTTTAAAAATGCCTTTAAGACCAAGAGATATGAGGCGTCTATCGGCAATATAACGAATATATTTTTTAACATCTTCACTAGAAAGTCCTTCCATAGCACCCATTGAAAAAGCAAGGTTGATAAATTTATCTTCTAGTTCAACCATTTTTTCTGCAATAGTATAGATACGACCTTTGAGTTCATCATTCCATATCTCTTTGTTTTCTTCTATATAGGTTCGGAATAATTTAATCATAGACTCAGCATGTTGTGTTTCATCAACAATAGACCAAGTAACGATTTGTCCCATACCTTTCATTTTACCTGTACGTGGAAAGTTAAGCAACATAATGAAAGAAGAGAATAACTGCATACCTTCGGTGAAAGCACTGAACACGGCGATATGAGTTGCAGTTGAAGCTGCATTACCATTTTTAGAAGAAATGTCCAACACATAATCGTGTTTGTCTTTCATTTCTTGATAGTCTGAAAATTGGTTGTATGTGGCTTCAGGTAAACCTAAAGTTTCAATTAAGTGACTGTAAGCAGCAACGTGTAATGCTTCTCTTGCAGCAAAACCTAACAACATCATACGCACTTCTGGTTGTGGAAAATATGGCAAATAATTCTTAACATATCCACCAGCAACATCAATGTCGCCTTGTGTAAAGAAACGGAAGATGTGTGTTAGAAATTGTTTTTCTTCGGTTGTTAATTTCTTTTTCCAATCTTTAACATCTTCTGACATTGGAACTTCTGTATGCAACCAATGTGATTGTTCGTGTTTCAACCATGCATCATATGCCCAAGGATAATTGAAAGGTTTGAAACTGTTTCTTTCATCCGTAAGTTTAGATTCGATTTTCTTAATCATACTGTTGCCCACTCTTTTAATTCTGTGACGGTTTTGGATCCAACCAATCGGTTAACTTCGATGTTTTCATCCAACATCACTAATGTTGGTACACCACGAATACCATATTCAACTGCAACGTCAGATTGAATATCAATGTCAATTACTTCAATTGGTAAACCGAGGTTTGCTTCTTCTAAACTCATTGCTAATGATTTGCATGGCCCACACCATGACGCGGTAAATCTTAATATTTTTTTCATTTCTTTTCTTTCTTTTCTACTTGTTCGTACATTACTGTGTTTGTATCACCTAATGCCCATTTTGAATCCGTTTCGACCGACCATTTTTTCATGGCAACCTTAAAATCTGGCATCTTCAATTCTTTTGGATTGCTACTTGGCTCTAATACAATTAATCGATTATTTGGCTGAGCAGCAAACTGCCCATTATCACACATGATGAAATTATAAGACTTGTGGTCCTCGATATCTTCACTAAACCCTGTATCAAGTACGTTAAAATCAGGATGAGCAGAATCAACTGTAAACATATAAACACCATACTGCCAATCTCCATTCTTTAATTTAAATTTACACTTCATTGATTGTAACTGTGCTTTTTTAATAACAGTTATATCATATGATAAACAATCCCACAACTGGAGATAATCTAATGGTAGTGGTTCACCTTCAATTGGTTTCCAACAATATGCATGTAGAGGTAATTTATCATATAATGCACCATAATTGTTTAGATATGATTCAATACGAAATGCTTGACCTCTTAAAGATTTAATACTTATCCACCAACAAGGTTCAAGTTCTCCATGACCTTTCTCAAAGTCATACAAAAATTCTTTACGAACAAAACATTTTATTGGTGGAAGATTAGCGACAATATGCGACATTTATTATCTTTCCATTAATTCGTTTACAAACTCTAGTAGTTGTATGTGGTGTTTACCATTATGATACTTACCTTTCATCCAACTATAACTTTCATACCAATGTGATTGGCTTTCGGGATGACAACCAATCAGACCAATTCTACCTTGTATAATAGCCATCGGATCATCATTCATATACTTTGCAATGATATCATACTGTCCTGGTCCAAATGCACACCCATCATAAAAGAACATGTTATCATCAATGCCATTCCATACGATAGGCATGTTCTTTGCATGGGGTCGCCGTGTATCTGTGTTTGGTCTTTTTATATATTGTTCAACTTCTACGTTGTCTAGTATATTGAGGTAGTGTTTACCTGCCCAATATGCACCCATACAAATACCAAGATAATGCCCACCATTCTTCACAAATTCTTTTACACGATATGCATTGTAATTAAATAATCTATCATATGAATCAGAATCACCAAAGCCACCCGGTACAGCAATCATTTGCACATCATCAAAGAAATCATCTTCTAGTTCATTCTTTGAAAATATTTTAAAATTATAGTGTGAACCTAAAGCCTTGATGATTCCATTACCACTTTGCACTGAACATTTTGGATCATATATAAACAATGCTATAGTAGGTTTCATTCAACCCTCACAGGCAATGCAATCATTTCCTTGTGCTACTTGAATCATGTCCAATTCTTTAATTACTTGACGTTCAATTTTCTTAGAGACTTTATCTGCCTTACCAATCTTTTCTGAACGGCAATAGTAAAGTGTTTTCAATCCTTTTTTCCATGCCATAAAATGAATTGCATGAATGTACTTGATATGTGCATCAGGACGGAAAAACAAATTTAATGATTGTGCTTGGTCGATATATTGTTGACGATCAGCAGCCAATTCAATAACCCATCGTTGGTCAATTTCCATGGATGTTTTGAATACTGCTTTTTGATTTTCATCAAGAATATTCAAATGTTGAACTGAACCATCATTTGCAATAATTGATGACCAAACATCATTGTATTCTTCTTCTGTTTGTGTTAAACCTTTGATGATTCTATCCAACCAACGATTCTTGTTTAAGAATGCTCCTGAAAGAGTATCTTGGCGATAAGCATTAGCACGATAAGGTTCAACACTAGGGCTAGTGTTTCCCATAATAATGGATGATGAAGCATTTGGAGCAATAGCCATCAGATGACTAAATCGCTGGCCAGTACCAACAGCATCAGGAGCTTCACCTCGTTCTTTTCCAAGAATTTGATTGGCTTCATCTAATTTTTCTCTTATGTGTTTGAAGATTTGATTATTTGAAACTTTTGCCATTACACCTTCAAATGCAATATTATTCTTCTGCAAGTAAGCGTGTAATCCTAAGGCACCAATGCCAATAGAACGCTCACGGCTAGCAGAGTAAATAGCCCTGGAAATGGTATCAGGTGCATTAGTAATAAAATACTCCAGAACGTTATCGAGCATTTCAGCAACATCCCTAAGGAATAAAGGTTCATTCTTCCATTCATCATAGTACTCCAAATTTAAAGATGATAGGCAACACACAGCTGTTCTTTCTTCATTTGTTGGTAAAATGATTTCTGAACAAAGATTTGATTGATGTACTTTCAATCCTTTATCTTTTAAAAATTGAGGTAACATTCTATTGCTTGTATCAATGTAGTGTATGTAAGGCTCGCCTGTGTGCATACGTAATTCTAATATTTGTTGCCATAAATGTTTAGCAGAAACCGTTTCACGAATTTCTTTTGATTTAGGATCAACTAAATTCCATGAATCATCAGCTTCCGGATTCAACATGCAATTTTCAATCAACTGCATGAAATCATCGGTGATATTAATACCATGGTGTAGATTTAAACAACGCACATTGGGATCACCCGTTGGCTTACGCATTTCTAAAAATGATATAATGTCGGGATGACTGATATCAAGATAAGCAGCATAACTTCCACGGCGAGTACGACCCTGACGGTAAGCAAGAGATGAAGCATCGTAAATTTTGAGGTGCGGCATAACACCAGTACTCTTGTCGTCTGCACTACGTATACCAAAGCCAATACCAACACCACCGCCAAGCATAGAAAGCCAATTAGTTTCGCTAAGATTATCAACTAGACCCTCCGCTGTATCTTCAATATAGTTAAGAAAGCATGAAATAGGCATGCCACGCTTAGAACGACCATAGCTAAGAATTGGAGTACTATAACTGAGCCAATGATTAGAGGCGTAATCGTAAAGGCGCTGAGAATGTTCAGTATTGCTTCCAAATGACGATGATACATATGCAAACCTTTGTTGTGGTGATGTTTCATCATCACGCATGTAAGACTCTTGTAATCTTTTAATTCCTAATTCATCAAATAGTTTATCTTTTTCCAAGTCTATTTTGATACCCATATATTCCATATTTTTTACCTTATTATTTCGTTATAAATTCTTCTATCATCGGAAATACTGATTTAATTTGTTCTACGCAGGCCAATGCAATATCCTGATGTTCTTTTTGTGTACCATTTGCGCTACGGAGTTGTATATAGTGAACCCAAGAACGCAGCGTTCCGTTCATATACAATCGTGAACCTGTCATACCTTCTGGTAATACTGCTCTCGCTTGTTCCTTAGCAATACCATTGTTTATTGCCCATTGATACGTATCCAAAATTTCATCCATTACTTGATGCTGTCTTTGTCTCCATGTTTCAGCAAGTTGAGTATCATCTGTCTCTATGCTATTCTGACGATTCTTAGTATCTTGTAATCTACATTCTTTTAATTCAAATCCTAATTGAGTCGCTTCCGCATATCGTTGACTAAATTCCTGAAAGGAAAATGAACGATGCCTTAAAATCTGTCTTGCTATATCTCGTGTGGTGTCTATTTCTAAACATATGTTCACCATTTCAAGTGGCGACCAATGTTGGTTTTTGATAAGATACCGAACCAACTTTTCAGAAGTTTCAGTATTATTTTGATTTGCGGGATTTGAGACTCTGGCTGCAAATGCAACCTGTTCTAACAAATCTTTACCGTCTATACCCTGTGTGTATGATATCAATTTCACATTCATAACAAATCTCCAGTCAAGTCTTTTTCCAATTAATAAATTCCATCTTTGCTCTCAAATTCACAAAGGTATGTTTACTTATGATATCTTGTATTTCATCAGGTGAAAAACCATTTAAAACCATATCATTTATATCTTTTTCTTCCATCATTTCTGGCCAGATTACTACATTGTAGTGTTCTTCAATGGCTTTGTCCATCTGGCTATGTAGTTCTTTGTTTCTTGGTTCATTATCATACACTAAAACAATCTTAGACTTATCAAAGTGCTTTGAAGCAGCCATTAAGTTTGAGTCCGCAGTCGCCACAGCGTTCTCTAGAAACATGGAGTCAATAGGACCTTCCACGACATAAATCATTTCTTCCTTATTGATCCTGTCAGTTCCGAATAACTTGTGGTTGTCTTTGTCTGTTTTTACGGTGATGTATCTCAGTTTAGATTCACCTAGTGCGCGACCTTGAAAAGCCACAAGGTTTTTATCTTCGTCATAGAACGGAATGACTAGTCTAGGGTCATCTTCCTTGAGACCTTCTTTTTCAATCTGAAGGGAGTCCACGAAACTCTTGAAATCTTCTGCAAAGTATAAATCCGAATGAAATCTCTCTGGTATTTTACGTGACTTAACGTACACTTTAGCATAATGTTCTTCTGGTAAAGAGTTGATCGATGGTATAACCAGAGATTTCTTAAATTTAGGTGCTTCCGTTTTGACTTCATCGAAAGTAGGTTTAACGTAATTGTCTCGTCCCTGTTCACCATTTTTGTATCTTTCAAGTGCATATTCTTTAACTAGGTTTGGATCAACCTTCTCCAGGAAATTATAAAAAGAAGTGGATGCACCACAGTTATGGCACATGTAGAAGTAATTGTTCTTTTTTTCGTAAACATAACCACGGGCTTTGGTTTTGTTCTTGCTTGAATCGCCACAGAGAGGACACCTGAAGTTATACAGGTTATCCTTTTTCTGTGTGAATTTTTGAAGCTTTGGAGATACCCTTAGTAAAAAGGTTCTATCAATGAAAACGGACATAACAAAATGGTTTAGAGTTTACGAGAAACTCGATTATACACCAATTAATGTAAAAATGCAAGTATTTTTTCTGCGTGACCGGAAAGTATTCCGGCAAATGCTACGGCACCGGCAACCATCCATACCATTTTTTGACGGATCTTTTCCAGATCACCTATTTTTTTGGCAAGTTCGGCATGTTGAGTGCATGATGCACTATACATTTCTTCCAATTTTTCTACCAAACTTTCCCGAGTTTTATCAAGACATTCATGCATGTCTTTAACATCAATTTTTAATTCATCCATTTTTTCATTAAGGTTCTCCACCTTAGTTTCAACAATACCGATTCTTTCGACTGTAGTTGCCATTTAGTTCTTTCTTGTAAGTTTAAACTTTATTTTTTCACAGGTACTTCTGTACCTTCAAGTTTTTTATGAACTTTCATTTCTTTACAGTTTTGTTTTGGTTTGCCTGATTTGTCTTTAACAACTTGGCCTTGTTTGTCTTTTACATCAACACATACTTTAACTTTTTCTGCAGCTTGTGCAAACAATGATAGGCATAGGCCTGTAACTAATAGTAATTTTTTCATTTTATTTTCCTTTATATTTTTTACCAAGTGACTGCGCCGGTGGTTATTTTACGCAAAGCCATGTTAATTAAACTGAGTGCTACCATTTGGTATTCTACAGGTAATACGAAACCATAACTGGCCTGTACGATAACAGCTACACCTGCAATAATGTTGGTCCAAAATGTTTTACTGTAGTACCACTTTTTACCTGTCATTTCTCCTTCAATGACTTCTGCTACTGCTTCGGAGATTTTTTGATTTGTTGCCATATTAGTCCTTAGAGTTCTGGTTGTGGTGCTGGTGCTGGGGCAGGTTTTCCACCGAAGCCGGTAACGACTTGTGGTTGAGGTAAGCTTCCAAAGCCGCTTGCGCCAGAGCTTGTTGATGTTGTGGTGTTAATTGTTGGCGTTCCAAATCCTGTATTACTACCAGAGCTTGTTGAAGTTGTTGTGTTTGGTGCATTTGGTGGTCCTGAAATGGTTGGAGGTTTATTTGCTGCTTCTAGTGCTTTTGCTCTTAAATCCTTATCATTACCAGCTAACATGATACCAGATAAAGTACCTGTTAAAAATGTTGCAATCGGAATAATCAATTCGAAAAACTTTTGGTCAATCGGAGAAATTGCATTTAATGGTTGCGTAACAAAAATGATGGAGTATAACACAACAAATACAATACCTGTTAATGTTAATGCCAAACAGATACCGATGAAAAATTTCAGTCGAGCCATCAACTGTTCTTCTGTATACATAAAATTATTATTTTCCACAATTCGCTCCTTGTTGTGCTTGTTGGCATGATGGTGCCGTTGATTTTAATTGTTGTTCTGCTAATACATTTTGTGCTTCTTTAGGTGGACCCAATCTCGGATCTCTCTGACCTTTGAAGATGTGTTCGGGACATGTTCGTGTTACATCACACACTGGAAATTTGCAAAAATCTTCCTCCCAATTTTTTGGATCTTGGCATGGATAACGGAATCTGTCTCCACCAAAAAATGCTAATGTTAGTGGCAATATAATTAATCCGAGTGCTACAAGAAATAGTTTTTTATCTTGCATAATTATACTCCAAAAACATGAAGTGCGTGTTCATAGTGCTTAATGCGGTCTTCGAGACCAATAGTACCACCATTGATTCGTTTTGTTAATGTGACGATATCACCTTTGTCGGCCCATTGGTTTAAGTTATTTGTTTCCCAAAACCAACATGCGGATTGTGCTGCACCTTCAAATGTTGCTAGATATTCTGAAGCTTCTTCAACCGAAATACCAAGACTGCCGGCAAAGAATGTATAGTTGTCGCGGCCGGTCAATTGAATTAAACCACGGCCGCAGAATTTATAACCATCACCCGTTTCAGGAGAACCATTACCCATGCGATTAGCGTAAACCAAATTAGCAATGGCTTCTTGTTTATTAGGCATCGAGGCATACTTGTTGGCCATTTCGTCTGTTGGAAAATACTTTGGAAAAATTTTACGAAGTGTTGCGGCTTTGTAATTTAAATTTTCCTTAAGTACCATAAAACCACCAGACTCATGAGCGCATTGTGCTATAAAAGCCGCCATTCTTTGTGGTGTATTGATTTCATAATCCGGAAACAAGATCGATAAGGCATTGTGCCAATGATCTAGATATGGGTTTTTTGGAAGTAATTGTTTTAATTGTTCTTTTGTCAGTTCCATTATTTTACACTTTCAAAAATATGTTTTTGTTTTTGATACCATTCAATCCATGCATCATTTTTCACCGCACATTCATAATACGTATTATAATTTATTGTGATAGTTTTACTTATATCACTAAGTTTAGAATCTTCTTGTAATTTTTGTAATTGTGGACATGAAGTCATTGCAATATTTCCAGGAGAATCTGGAAATTGTCTAGTGACTGGAACAGTGGTCGAACATCCAACAAGTAATACTAATAAGAGATATTTCATTTTGGTGCCTCTGCTGCATCATTATGTGCCTTGATAAACTCTTTAGGTATCTCACAGACACCACCTGGAGCAAATTTTGTGTCATATTTGACCACTTCTCTATCCACGTATTTAACGATATCATCACCACGGGTTTTGATAATTTGTGTCTTGTTTACCACTTTTTCAACAATCTTTATATTTTCTTCTTTAGATTGTATTTCTGATGCAGCAACTTTTTCTTCCATCTCTTTTACTCTGGCCTGCCATGATTCTTCATTTGATATTGCACCAGACATATAAGTGCCTAATGCAATCAGGACAACAGAAACCGCTTGTATTGGTGTCCGATACACATATACAAGCGGTATAAATTTCATTACGTAAGTTGCTAACAGACCTAACAGACCTGCAAAAAATATTACGTAAAAAATCCAATTAGGTAACCATTGAAGAATCCACATATTACATCTTTGGAGTTTTTCGTTTATAGAATGACATTAATGGGTTTCTTTTTTTAGAAACACCTGGTTCTCCGGCCGTACCACCAGAACCTGCAATGTTGCCGGTACCTACAGCGTTAGTTGGTGCAGCTGACATAACTTCTTCGGTAGCAACATTAATAGGTGCACCACGGCGCTCTGGATTAGGATCTTCTCTGCGTTTTCTTCTTGCTGCACTTGCACGACCTTCTTTGCCTAATGCCTGTGCTTTTGATTGAGGCAAACATTTTGGTTTGCCTTCACCAGGTTCGCGAGCACAATCACCTTTAATGTTCCCCTTGGTGTCCATACGGACCCATTTTTGTTTAAACCATTTTCTTAAATCTTCATTGATCCAATTGTCTGGAGTTTTTCCATGTTTAGACTTAAAATCATCATGTAATTCTTTACCTGTTATGTCATGATCTTTGGATATTCTCATCATCAATTTATTGATGGTTTCATAATCATGGTTATCCAATTGCTTTAAACCATTTTCCAGTTCTTTTACATGATCTTCTTTTCTGCAACTTCCTGGAGAAAAAGGTTCTTTACCTGGAACAGGTTTATGACCTGGCCAGCATCGACCTTTTTCTTCTAAGTATTCTTTGAATGTTTTCATATGTGTCTTAATATCTCTGCGACATTTATATCTAGTGGTATTTCCGATGATACTATAGTTTTTCCATTTATACCATAAACAAAATCAGGCATGATATCCAAATAATCTAAAAAAGTTTTTAGAATATCATAATCACGAACATCAGTCTTATAGAACAATATTCTTGCGGTTGCTTCT